GCGGGCCGTGCGACACGGGGATCGCGGGGACGGTTCGCTTCTCCACGGGAGCCTCCTCGGCAGCAGCCTTCTCGATCGCCTTGGCGGGAGCACCACGCTCCAGCACGGCACGCAGTTCGAGGTTCTTCGCCTCGATGGCACGCAGCAGCTCGATCTGGCTGCGGAGCTTGTCGGCACGCTCGGACAGCGAGCGAAGCGACGACTCCTCCTCCGCGTTCATCGCGGGGGCGTCGCCCTCGGCGGGAGCCTCGCTCATCGCTTCCATCTCGGCGACGACAGCAGCGAGTTCGTCGAGCAGTGCCTTGATCTTGTCCACGATGCGATCTCCTTGGTCGGGATGCGGCGGCGAGCACGCCACCTATCCACGAACCTACGGAGCCAGACCGGCACCCTTGCAGTTCGACGCGAGGGTCTTTTACTAACCAGTAAAAGCCCGACGACGCACGTGCTCGGAATGCACGACGTGCTTGTCGGTGTGCCCGCAGCGGGGGCAGCGCAGGTAGCGAGTCTGGTACTCGCCTCGTGCCTGACTCGACGCGACGTTGAGGCGAGCGGCGCTGCAACGCGGGCACGTGTCGCCGGACTTAGCGGCCATGCTGCCTCAGGAATTCTTTGATCTCATTGATGCGCCCGATCGCGCCGGTGTGCCTCGCAACGATATACGCCTGCCGCTGGAGGTACTGATCGTAGGACCGCTGGGCAACTTTCACGTCGGCATCCGGGTACGCCGGGAACGTGACCGGCCCGACATCGAGCAGCGAGTCGATGCGGTTGATGACCCTGACGCTGCGACCGTCCTCGACGCTCCAGGCGTCACCGCCTGACGGCACGGTGAACGAGAACGACGAGCCCTTGACGATGCCCGCCCGAATGTTCGAGGCGATGTCGCGACCGTAGGTCGTGTCGGGCACGGGGAACTCATACCGCAGCCCGATCTCGTCCACGCTCATCGACAGCGTGCCGGGATACCTCGCGAGCGGGTAGTTCGCGTCGTGATTCCAGAGGGCGCGAGTCTCCAGCGGCCGTCGCCGCCCGCGACGCTCGGCGACGATGCCGAACGCACCAGGGTCGATCCGCTCGATGAACGAGCCTTCGAGCTCGAGCGACAGTACGCCGAACTTCGCGGCGTAGCCGACGATGTACTCACGCTCGCTGCCGTCGTCCTCGCTGCGGCTCTCGACCGCGAGCAGCGGGACAGCCGACTCGACCTCGTCAATCGCCAGACTGCGGCGCTCGATGTTCATCGTCGTGCTCCTGTCGTTCTCGTCCGCTGCCTCGATCTGCCGCGTCAACTTGCTCGCCCACGCCTGCCCCGGATCGCCACCCCAGAGAGCCCACGCGATCCGGCCCGCACTTGGGAAGCCGTCCTGCCCCGGACTCCATCCCTCGCCCTGCTTGTCCACCTCGTGCCGGGCGAAGTAGCTCGCCATCCGCTTCGCCGTGTCGGGCGAGATGTTCGTCCCGTTGCTCAGGTCTCTCGCTCGGGCAACGCCGACTGCCGTGCCGCCTCGGCCGTATTCGCTTCGCCACGCGAGACCCTTCGCAGCCTCTTCTCGCACGCCCGACGGCGGCGAGAAGTCGATGTGGTCATACCTAGCCGCCACGCTTCCGCCTCCGTGGCTTCGCCCGTGGCTCCTCCGCAGGCGGCGGCTCGGGCAGCGCGTCGATCTTCGTGAGCGTCGAGACCTTGTGTCCGACCTGCGTGTCGGTCGCCCGCCAGCCGCCGCTGACTTCCTCGTACACCGTGATGAGCGCCGCCGGGTCGTCCTCGGTCGCGTCGATCGCAAAGTCCGTGCCGGGCACATCGAGCCGACCGTAGTCCATCACGTGTTCGATGCGGCCACGAGCTCGCCCGCCAGACGAGCCCCACGAGACGAAGTCGCCTTCGGCGACGGTGCCGGGCTCGGCTCGCTCTTCGAGCGACCTCGCGGGGGCGTCTTCGACGACCGGCACTTGCTGCGGCTGCGCATCCGCTGCTACTGCCGGTTGACGCTCGACCACCCCTGCGAGGATCGCGTCGATCTGTGCGGGCGGGATGCTCGGGAATGACGCAGCGATCATCGCTGCCGCACCCTCGCGGGTGACAAAACCGTCGGAGATCGACTGCACGATGGCGATGAGCCCGGTGATCTGGGCACCGTTGAGGCTGACCTCGGCGACCTGGGGCGTGGCGTCCTCAACGACCACCTCCTCGACGACCGGAGCGGGCTCGCCTTCGGCTGCGGCCACGCCGCCCTCGACCGCCTGACCGTCGATGCCGCTGCCCTCTTGCTGCTGGGCGAGTACGTCATCGACCGAAGGCGGTGCCCCGAGCGTGCCCATGTTCAGCGGGCGATACCGCTCGTCGCCACCCTCGACCGGGTTGCGGTTCTCTAGTTCGAGGATGTCGTTCGTCGAAAGCGCTCCGATGTCCCACATCGCCCGGTAGTACGCCGAGCGGCTCGCGGCGTCACCACGCATGAGCCCGCGAACGTCGAACTCGACGAAGTAGCGGTCGTCGTCGCTGATGAGGTCGCGCTGAAACGCCGACTCGAAGCGACGCAGCCACGGGAGGATCGTGTGCTGCACGTAGTCGAGACCGGCGTGCTCCACCGAGCCGGGACTCGTCTCGGCACCGAGCAGGTGGAGAGGCACGCGAAACAACCGGGCGATCTCGGCCAACTGCCACTTCCGAGCCTCGATGAACTGCGAATCGTGCATCGATGCTTGCGGGATCTCGATCGGCTTGAGCCCGCCGACGAGCACCGCCGTGCGGTTGCTGTTGTTCACGCCGCCGTGCATCCGCTCCCAGTTGGCACGCAGCGACTCGCGGGCCTCGGCGTTGAGCTCGCCATCCGTGCTGAGCACAAAGCCCGGCCTCGCTCCGTTGCCGAAGAATCGGGCACCGTGGAGCTCGCACGCCCGAGCCAGCGCGATCGCGTCCTTGCAACTCTCGACGACGCTCATGCCATGAACGCCGTCGTCGCTCGGCCCACGCATGTGCAGGATCGCGTCCTGCGAGTACACCGTCTCGCGGCCGTTCTCCTCGCGGTACTTGTAGCGAAGCCGCCCGTTCTCGATCCGCTCCACCGTCATTCGGGACGGGTGCAGCGGAATGAGTTGATCGACAGCACCGGACGCTCCCGAGCGGATCTCGCTGTAAGCGTCGCCCCAGAGCCCGACGTGGAAGACCGCCTGCTCACGCCACTCGAAGCTCGTCTGCCACTCGTTGGGCTGCTGGTGGAGACGACGATAAAGCGGCAACTCGACGGCACGGCGAGTCCCGCGAGTCATCCGTTCGAGCACGTGGAGCGGCAGGCTCGCGACGCTCTCCGACAGGATTCGCAGGCACGCGAACACCGCCGACACTTGTAGGGCATTGCTCGCGTCGATGCGGATTCCGGCGGCCGAGCGGGACGAGTACTCCTCATCCCACATTCGCTCCTCACCGGGGAGCCAGAGAATGCGATGCTGTGCGTTGGCGATCATCAGACGAAAAAGATCTCAGGGGTGCCCGAGGGCTTTTGCTCCTGCTCGGATCGCATCCACGAGCCGATGCCCTGGCAGAGGGCGACGATGCCGTCGATACGCTCCGTGCTGGCGGTCTTGCTCGGGTAGATGTTGCCGTGCCGGTCCTCGTGAACAGCGACGTTGCCTGCACACCACGTGAGCACCGGATGCCCGCCGTGCCGCACCATGCCGTTGAGCACGAGGTTCTCCAGCGTCTTGGCGGGAGCCGACATTCCGGGCCCGCCTTGTGGATATCCTCGCACGTCCAGCCCGTCCCCTTGCAGTAAGTTTGCCAACATCTGAGCGTTGAACTTCATATCGACCGCCAACTGACGCACCCGGTAGCGGTCGCAGATCGCCTTGATATCAGCGTGGAGCCGGGTGTAGTCGGTGACGTTGCCGTCGGTCACCCGGATCTGCCCGTCCCGAATCCACCCGAGGTAGTCCACCCTGTCACGCTGAGCCCGCTCTACGGCGTTGGCTTCTGGAATCCAGAAGAACGGCAGCACGTCGATCGTGTTGTCCTCGGGATCTGGGCAGACGAGCACCAGGGCCGAGAGGTCGTACGTGCTCGCGAGATCGAGCCCGGCGTAGACGGGACGTTCGTCAAAGTCCCGCAGCGGGTTCGCACAGCGAGCCCACGCCGCCGGAGCGATCCACCGCGTGTCCTGCGTTGTCCAGACATTGAGCCGGTAGCGGAGGAACGAGTTGAGCTTCGTCGGCGACTGCTCGGCCTCGCGGGCGTCGGCCGCGAACGACTCCTCGGTGATCGTCTCGCCGAGCGACGGGTTCGCCTTCCGCCAGACCTTCGGGTCTTTCCACGAGCCGTCGGTCGCACAGTCGGGCGGTGCCGCGTAGATGCACCCGTAGAACGTCGGATCGTACGCCGGGTCTGCGATGCACTTCTCAGCGTAGGAGTGCTGCTCCCAGCAGATGCTGCGACGGTCATAGCCAGCCGTGGTGATCGACAGGATGAGAGGCTGACGACGGGCAGCACCGCCGTATCGCAACGCATCCCAGAGCCGACGGTCCCGCTGGGCGTGGAGCTCGTCGAAGAGGAGCATGTGGATGTTGAGCCCTTCGGCCCGGAACGCATCCGCCGAGAGCACCCGGTAGAACGAGTTCGTCTGGCGATCGACGATCGTCTTCCGCGAGTCGATCACTTCGAGCCGCTTCGACAGCGACGGCGACGCACGCACCATCGACGCCGCTTCGCGGTAGATGATGCCCGCCTGTTCGCGGTCACTGGCAGCGCCGTAGATCTCGGCACCCGGCTCGTTGTCGCAGACGAGACCGTAGAGGGCGACGCCCGCGAGGGTCGTGGATTTGCCCTGTTTTTTCGGCAGCTCGATGTATGCCGTCCTGAACTGTCGCGTACCGTCTGGCTTCACTCTGCCGAACACGTCGGAGAGCATCTTCCGCTGCCACTCCAAGAGCAGGAACGGCTGGCCCGCCTTCTGTCCCTTGCTGTGCCGAAGGATCTCCTCGAAAAACCGACGCACGAGCGTCTCTTTCCTCGGGTCGATCGGCGGGATCAGATCAGCCGTGCGACTTGAGGAGTTCCGCGAGGTCGTCCTTTGGCGCTTCGTTCTTTTGACCAAGTCGCACCCTGCTACTCGGAGTCAGCCCGAACTCGGTCATCAGCGACGCCTGGAGCGAGACGAGCCCGCGATAGAGCGAGCCAGCCGGGTTCGGCTTCACGCCGCCGAGGTCAGTGTGAATCACCGATCCACTTGCTCGGAGTTCGAGCAGGCACGACTGCGCCGCTGCGTGAACCTCGCACAGCGTCGCGAGCGCCTCGCCGTCGCCGAGCGTCAGCACACCCATGCCCGAAAGCAGCGACGCGAGCTCGTTCCACTTGGCAACGGCGACCGGTTCGGCCGCGAGTCGCTCGGGCATCGGCGGCACACCGAGCGGAGCCGACGGTTCGCGGAGCGAACCACGCGCGGTGCCGTCGGCGATCTTCAACGCGGTCGGCTTCGGCTTGCGGCCACGGGTCGCCATGTTTCACGCGGCAAAAACGCCGTTCCTATTCCGCAATTCGCGCACGTGGCA